TTCAATATACAAAACCTGTTGGTACTATACCTAGAGCAACATTTGCTTTTTTATCATTTAGAGTTAATCTACCTGCAACCTTAGCTGCAAGAAATATTCAAATATCTCTTTTTAATGGGACTACTTTGATAGGTTCTGTTCAAGCTACAGCTTGGGGATTAAATATGAGTAGTATAAATAACTGGCAGTTAGTAGCCATCCCTACAGGGGCATTCGGAAATGTTGCTATTACAACAATGACAAGAATTAGACTTTTTCTTACAGGTACAACAGCAAATACTTTTTCTACAGGAATAGATAGATATGCAGTTGATGATGTAAAATTTCAATCTGGATATGGTCCTCAAGTAAATGTAGCAACTATAGATATAGAAGATAATGGAACTGTTGTAGGATCTACAGCAAAATTAAATTTTATACCAACGCCAGGAACAACTTGGTCAATTGTAAATGATGCAATTAACAATAGAATAAATGTAAGTGCTAATTCTACAAATGCAAGTGTACTACCAGAATTGGTTACACTTGGTAGAAATATTGTAGACACAGACGCTGGAAAATTTTTAATGGTAAATTCTACACTTGGACAAGCAATGAATATTCAACCAAACAGTTCTATTCCAATACCAGTTGGTTCAGTAGTTAAAATTAGTCAACAAGGTACGGGCACTGTTAATATAAGTGCTGGATTAGGTGTAAGTTTATACAATGGTGGTGGAACGGTTATTCCAAATCAATATAGTGTAGGAACACTTACAAAAACAGACTTAAATGTATGGTATTTAGAATTTAGTTTAGTTTAAAACATAACAAATAACTTTTTTAGAATAAAACAAATAATTAAAAAATAATGGAAAATTGGATATTAACAATCATCTTATTTATAGCAGGAACAGTCTTAACAATATTTGGATTCTTTTTAAGAATGGCCTATATAGATTCAAGAAAAGATATTGAAGTTCTTATGGGAAATGACCAGAGGATGACTGAAGAGTTAGGTAAATTAAAAGGTAAACTAGATTTAGTACAACAAGAGAATCAGTTAAAATATCAGGCAATTCAAGAACTTACACAGCTTGAGATTAAAAATTTAGCTAAGAATGTAAGTGAGTTGTCAGATGCAGTTAAACAATACATCTTAAATATTAAACCATGAAAAATTTAAAAGACAGATGGAATGCTAAAACTCCAAAGTTTTGGAAGAGAGTAAGAAACATTGCAATTACATTAGGTGCTATTGCAGGAGTAATTTTAACAGCTCCTGTTTCATTACCAGCAGTAGTAATTACAGCAGCGGGTTATTTAGCTACAGCAGGAACAGTAGCAGCTACCTTATCTCAATTAACAGTTGAAGATAGCAACCAATTAAAAGAAACCAATAAATAAATATAATATGGCAAAGAAGAAGATGAAAGACATTAACATTTCAGTAGATACTGAAAAAGTAGATGTAAAAGTTGAAAAAAAAGGAGACAATGTAAAAGTAAATATTGACACTCCTAAAGTAGATGTTAACCTTAAAAAAGAAGGAGACAAAAAAGAGTTTACATTAGATGGACAAAAGTTAGACATCCATGTAGAAAAAACTGAAACAGGAACTGTTGTTACTGTAGATGCACAAAACTCATTCTTAAAGAAAGTTGGTAACTGGATCTCAAAGATTTTTGTTAAAAAATTCAATAAGTAATGAGCTATGACTTTTTAAAAGAAGAGCGTTCTCCTAAACTTCTTGTTGAAGCTGTTAAGCTTATGGGAACAAAAGAGGTTGTAGGTAAAGTACATAATCCAATTATTATGGGTTGGGCTAAACTTCTTGAACTTCAAAAGATTTATACTTCAGATGAAATTCCTTGGTGTGGATTATTTATTGCTCACTGTGCTGATGTAGCAGGATTACAAGTAGTAGATAAACCATTATGGGCTTTATCATGGTCTAACTATGGAACTAAAGTTACTGAACCTATGTTAGGTGACATACTTACATTTAAAAGAGATGGTGGTGGTCACGTTGGAATTTATGTAGGTGAAGATAAAGACTGTTACCATGTACTTGGTGGAAACCAGGGAAATGCTGTATCAGTAACAAGAATAGTTAAATCAAGATTATATCAAGCAAGAAGAACTGCATGGAAGATTGCTCAACCAGCTAATGTCCGTAAAGTAATCCTTACAGCTAAAGGTGCAATCAGTCAAAATGAAGCATAATGAAAGCAAGAAACAATTGGAAAGCTTGGAATAAGCAATGGGATAAGATCTCAATAAGATGTAGATTTTCTACAGTAGATTTTTTTTCTATAGAAGTAGATATATCAAGAGACTTTTATATGATAACAATATTAAACTTTACAATTAAAAACAGATAACAATGAAAAATTTTCAAGGATTGCACAAATGTGCTACAGGAGCTGTGATTAACACAGAAGACTTTATGAAGTCAAATCAATCTAATATAGGATCTATGTTAGGAGGTAGGGATGGTGGAAAAGTTAAGCAAAGTAAAAAAGCTAGAAAAAATACACCAAATAGAAACTTTAGAGATAAATGTTATAACCCAAATCATTAATCTTATAAACTATTACAGTAACCCAGGTATCTTAAGTATCTGGGTTTTTCTTTTAAATATATTTAGTTTAAACAAAAATTGTATATTTGTGTAAACTTTAAAATATAATAAAATGGAAAACCAACAATTTAATGAAGCTGAGGAACAATTATCAGCAGAAGAACTAACAGCAAGAAAAGAAGAAATGTTAGCTTTTTACACAGACTCTCTTCCTTATCTAAAAGCACAACATGAGTATGAAAAACTATTAGCTGACATTGACCATGAAAGATTTAGGCGTGCTCAGTATGGTATACAGTATGCAATGATGATGCAAGAAACTCAAGGGAGACCTGAAGAAAATCCTAAAAGTGAGGAAAAACCAAAAGAAAGAAAACTAAAAAAAGAATAACATCATGGCATTAGTAAATCAAGTTGAGAAACGTGTAAAGATGCCAAAGTGGGATGTAGTAAAATTTCAGATTTTAACTCATTGTTATGTTAATCATATAACAATGAGTGAGTCTGATCTTAGCTGTTTGACATTGCTTAGTTTTAATCAGCCAATTGAACTCAGTCATTTTTGTGTTGATACTTCTACAGATGAGGATTGGATATTTAAATCTCCACAAACTGTAAGAAATTCTATAAACAAATCTGAGAAGAATGGTTTAGTAGTTAAAGATTCAGAAAATAAAAAATTAATTATGCTTAATCCGGAACTAAAGATTCAAACAGAAGGTACAGTGTTGTTAGATTACAAGTTTTTAGCACATGAATCCCAAGAAGGCAAATAACTTTTATAGGCAGGTTGCTGATGAACTAGATGTTCCGGAACCTTTAGTAGAAAACTTTATTGAATTCTATTATAAAGCAGTTAGAGAAAACATGAGTAACTTATCACATCATAGAATAAATATGGATGGTCTTGGTCAGTTTGTAGCAAAACCTAGATTAATTAGAAAAGCCATACCTAAATATACTAAGAGTTTAAGTAATCATGATACTTCTACTTTCAGAGCTTATTTTAATAAGAAAGCTGTAGAAAATAAACTTGACCTACTGATCAAACTAGAGCAAAGAATAGCAGATCAGGAAATCAAAAAGGATAACATTAAATCTAAAAGAAATGAAGGCAAATCTTAAAGAAATTTGGAAGAACAGAAAATTAATTTTTGAGGGAATAACAAATACAATTATCAGAGATGCAGTTGTTGAAGAAATTGCAGCGTTAAGATATGAAATCTGTAATAATTGTACAAGTAAAGGAGATGACTGTGTAGTAATTGGTACAGCTCCTTGCTGTAATGAATGTGGTTGTTCATTAGCTTTTAAAACAAGATCATTAGCATCTGATTGTCCAAAAGGAAAATGGGATGCCATTATAACAGAAGAAGAAGAAGATAAATTAGATAACATTAAAGATTAATATTATGTATATAGATACAAAAGCATTACCAAATGATTATAATCCATCAGAGTTTAGGGAACAATGGAAACAATTAGCTAGTCAAGGAATGATAGTAACTGATCCTACAAAAAGTATTAATACAGTACCAGGAACAATAACAGATGGTTTATGGAGTCAACTATCAAGTGATCCAAAAAATATATACAAATCACCTACAAATCTTTTAGAAGAAAGAATGGATAAACTTGAATTAGATAATAAATTCTTAAGGCTAAAAATACTTGGTATGGAAGGTAAGTTTACTCAAGAAGAAGTAAGTAATGTTAGAAAAATGTTCATGTCAGAAGATGAGGCAGCCAGAACATTAGCTGATTCAATTATTGAAAATGCTTAACAATTGAAAAAATGATAGTATTTAACGCACATGATCACAGTTACAAAAGTCTTGAAGACAGTAACATTGATTGGGTAAGTGTAACAACACTTGTCTCTCATTTTAAAATACCTTTTGATACAAAAAAAGTTGCAGAAAGAGTTTCTAAAAGTAAGAAGTCAAAGTGGTCTGGTGTTGATCCTGTTATAATACAACAAATTTGGAAAAATGAAGCAGATAGATCTACAACTCTTGGAACATTTTATCATAACCAAAGAGAAGATGACATATGTTCATTTGCTTCAATTGAAAGAGAAGGCGTAACTATTCCTGTATTTAAACCATCTGGTGAGAATAATGGAATAAGATATGCTCCATCTCAAAAGCTTGAACCAGGGGTTTATCCTGAACACATGGTATATCTACGTTCAGTAGGTATCTGTGGCCAATCAGATTTAGTTGAAGTAGTCAATGGTAAAGTAAATATCATTGACTATAAAACTAACAAAGAAATTAAAAAAGAATCATGGATAGACTGGGAAGGCAAATCAACTAAGTTGTTAGCTCCAGTAGATAATCTTGATGATTGTCATTTCTATCACTATGCTTTACAGTTAAGCATCTATATGTATATTATACTGAAGCATAATCCAAAACTTAAACCAGGAAGAATATTTGTTCATCATGTACTCTTTGAAGTTGAGGGTGAAGATAACTGGGGATACCCAATAACAAAACGTGATCTTCATGGAGATCCTATAGTAAAAGAAGTTTTACCAATTGCAATACCTTATTTAGTTGATGAAGTATTAGCAATTATTCATTATATTAATGACAACAGAGACAAACTTAAAACAAAACACTAATGTTAATAAAACTATTTGATGTTCAGAATAGAACGGTCATTCCTACTGAGCACTGTTATACACTGAAGGCATTAAAAGATGTAATGGATGAATATCCAGAAGAACATCTTAAGATCTACCAGTATCTGTTTTACATGACATGTCCTAATCCAGATATGAATCCTTTCTTCCATACTCCAGAAGTTGAAAAAGAATCTATAATTATGCGTGAGATTGAGGCAGAATTCTCAACAGAAGATCCTACAGTTTTTGCAGCACTAAGATTTTGTGAAAGAATGTATGAAACTCCTACATCCAGAGCATATAAAGGAATGTCTTCAATGCTTGATAGACTTGGAAAGTATATGGAAACTACACCCATCACAGCAGGAAGAGATGGAAATATTAATTCACTTGTAGCAGCCGCAAAGAATTTTGATCAGATAAGAGCCTCATTCAAAGGAGTCTACAAAGACTTACAAGAGGAACAGTCTAGTAAAGTACGCGGAGGCCAAGGATTAGCATATGATGCATAATGAGTGAAATATATGAAGATATTCCTACTTGGGATAATGGTTCTTGGACAACAACTTCTTTTGAAACTAGAGAAGAGTTTGCTACTTTTTTATTTGATATGTTTAAAGAACCAGGTGAATATCAGTTTGATGAAGTAAGTGCTGATCTATTTACAGTAGAATCAAGAAGATTTAAAATGCAGAATGTTTATACCATGGCTCCATTTAAATCTAAAGACTTTATAAACTACTGGGATGATCAAAAAGCTAAATGCAGAAAAGGTATCTTAATTAAGAGTGGACAAAAAAACTGGTATCTTGCGCGAGAATATTACATGTGGTTAAACTTTTTACCTATCTTTAACAAAGAGATACAACAGTTTGGATTTGCAGATATTAGAGATGCACAGTATCATCTTGCTCTTTATGAAATGCTTGCTGAACTTAATTATCAACATGTTGCAGTATTAAAGAAACGTCAGATTGCATCTTCATATTATCATATGGCAAAGTTACTTTGTCAACAATGGTTTGAGGCTGGGGTAACACTAAAGATTGGAGCCAGTCTTAAAGATTATATTAATGAAAAAGGTTCTTGGAAATTCTTAGATGAGTATGCAGCATTTTTAAATGAGCACACAGCTTGGTACCGTCCAATGAATCCTAGCAAAGTAATGATGTGGCAACAGAAGATTGAGGTAAGAAAAGGTGACAGAAAAAATGAAGTAGGCCTTAAAGGAACCATACAGGGTATGTCATTTGAAAAAGATCCTACAAATGGTGTAGGGGGTCCCGTTAAATACTTCTTTCATGAGGAAGCAGGAATTGCTCCTAAGATGAATAAAACATATGAATACATGCGTCCTGCTATGAGGTCTGGTTTGACTACTACAGGAATGTTTATAGCTGCTGGATCAGTAGGTGATCTATCACAATGTGAACCACTAAGAAAAATGATATTACATCCTTCAGATAATGATATCTATGCCGTTGAATCTAACTTACTAGATAAGAATAGAACTGTAGGATTATCTGGATTATTTATTCCTGAGCAATGGTCTATGCCACCATATATAGATCAATATGGTAATTCACTTGTAGAAGAAGCATTAAAAGCCTTAGATGATCAATTTGATAAATGGAAAAAAGATCTAGATCCAGAAACTTACCAGTTAAGAATTTCTCAGCATCCTAGAAATATTGAGGAAGCCTTTGCTAATAGAACCGTATCTGTATTTCCTACACATCTTATTGGAGCTCAGGAAAGAAGAATAGAAGAAAAAGAATATGCTTATGAGTTTTTAGATATATCTACAGATGAGAATGGAAAACCAAGTGTAAAGAATAGTAATAAAAGACCTATCTCTGAATTTCCAGTATCTAAAAAGACTGAAGATAAAACCGGATGTATAGTTGTGTGGGAAAGACCAATTGCTGACCCAACTTTTGGACAGTATTATGCCTCTATTGACCCTGTATCAGAAGGTAAAGCGGAACATGTTGATAATATGTTATATACACCTACAGGTAGAAAAAGAATAGGTGACATACAAATAGGAAATCAGGTAATTGCTTCTAATGGAGAATCTACTAATGTAATTGGTATATATCCACAAGGAATTAAAAAAATGTGTAATATAACATTCAGTGATGGTCATAGTATTAAAGTATGTGAAGATCACTTATGGAATGTAAAATTAAATGGTGGAACAAAAGGATATATCACACTTTCTGTAAAAGATTTATTGGATAGTAGTAAAACAATTACTTATAATGGAACAGGTAGAAATATTAAAAAAGAATATACAATTTCTACATATTATAAAGATAAACAAAATAGAAATAAATGGTCAATACCTATAGTTAAACCTATTAGTTTTGACCTTGGTAACATATTACCTATTAATTCTTATTTACTAGGTTTACTATTAGGTGATGGAGGATTGTCTCAAAAATCTATTAGATTTAGTACAGTTGATATAGAGTTAATTAATTCTATTGAACACATATTAGAAGATGACTTATTAATCAAAAAAGTTAAAAATTCAAATTGTGATTATGCAATTATTACAAAAGTTGGTTCAAGAAATTCACTAACTAAAAGATTAAAAGAATTAGGTTTAAAAGGTAAAAGATCTGAAGATAAATTTATACCACAAGAATACATGTATGCAATGGGGTCTAGTAGATTATCTTTATTACAAGGATTGATGGATACAGATGGTTCTTATTCAAACCATGGGGCAGAATTTTATTCATCATCAAAAACATTAGCTTATCAAGTTATTGAATTAGTACAATCATTAGGAGGAATAGCAAAAATAAGATGTAAAAAAACAACTCATTTAGATTCTTATATTGTAAGAGTTTTATTACCTGAACATCTTAATCCTTTTATATTAAAAAGAAAAAGAGAAATATATAAACCATCAAAAGTATTTAGTAGATATATAACAAATATAGAATATATTGATGATGCAGAAGCCGTATGTATATCTGTTGATGCTCCTGATAATCTTTATGTTACAGAACATGCTTTAGTTACTCACAACACAACAACATCAGAATCATTATGTTCTATCTATATAATGAAAGCTCCAGTAGAGGTAACTAAAATTTCTGGAACTGAAACAGAAACATTCATTGAACAAGATAGACTTGTAGCCGCATGGTGTGGTAGATATGATGATATTAATAAAACACATCAACAATTAGAACTGATCATAGAATGGTACAATGCATGGACAGTAATAGAGAATAATATTTCTCTTTTTATACAGTACATGATCTCTAGAAAGAAACAAAGATTTTTAGTACCTAAGAGTCAAATACTTTTCTTGAAAGATCTTGGTGCCAATGCTAATGTTTTCCAGGAGTATGGTTGGAAGAATACGGGTGTATTATTTAAAGCTCACTTGTTAAGTTATGCAATTGAATACACTAAAGAAGAATTAGATGTAGAAACAAAACCTGATGGAACTATTGTAAGAACTAAATATGGTATTGAAAGGATTCCAGATCCTATGCTTCTAAAGGAAATGAGAGAATATTCAGATGGAGTCAATGTGGATAGGCTAGTTTCATTCTGTGCATTAGTTGCTTTTATGAGAATTCAACAAGCTAACAGAGGTTATTCAAAGAGAGTAATCATGGATGATGCAGCCAAAAACTTGCAAAAGTCAGAAAATTTGTTTAAATTAAATAGGAGTCCTTTCCGTCATATGGGAAGAGGCCAACTTGGCAATGGTCAGAATTTTAAAAGATCACCATTCAAAAATATTAAATAGGAACTATGCAGATAATTAACGCAATGCAAGCCAAAGCTGGGGCTAAAACTAAATCTAATAGAATTGGTAGTATTACCCAGCCATTACAATTTTTACCAAAAGCTGAAAAAGATCAGGAGTGGGCAGCATGGAATCTAGATTGGATTGAGTGGCAAGGTCTTAAACAGATTAAAAGAAATTCTAGAAGACTTATGAAAAATTATAAGTTGGCTAAAGGTGTAATTGATAAATCAGATTATATAGTTGAAGAAGATAATGACTATAGAGACATAGTTGATGTTCTTACTAAAGAAGATCAATCAGCTTTAGAATTAAGATTCTATCCAATTATCCCCAATGTTATTAATGTTCTAGTAGCTGAATTTGCTAAGAGATCAACTAAATTAACATACAGAGCAGTTGATGAGTTCTCATATAATGAGATGATGGAACAAAAACGTGCTGCAATTGAAGAAGTACTTATGTCTGATGCTCAAATTAAAATTAATGCTGCCTTATTAGAACAAGGGCTTGATCCAGAATCTGAAGAGGCTCAACAACAATTAAGTCCAGAGAATCTTAAGACTTTACCAGAGATAGAAAAATTCTTTAAGAAAGATTATAGATCAATGGTTGAAGAATGGGCAACTCACCAACACAAGGTAGATGTTGAAAGATTTAAAATGGATGAACTAGAAGAGAGAGGCTTCAGGGACATGCTCATTACAGATAGGGAATTCTGGCATTTTAGAATGATGGAGGATGACTATGAAGTAGAGTTATGGAATCCAGTTATTAGTTTTTATCACAAATCTCCAGATGCAAGATATATTTCTCAATCACAATGGGTTGGTAAAACAGATATGATGACACCATCAGATGTTATTGACCGTTATGGTTATCAAATGACAATGGAACAATTAGAAGCATTAGAAGCTGTTTATCCCATTAGATCAGCTGGATATACAATTGGTGGTATGCAAAATGATGGTTCTTTCTATGATGGTACTAAAAGTCATGAGTGGAATACTAACATGCCTTCTCTTGCATATAGACAGTATACCTCAGCAATGAATGGTAGTGTTATTAATGACGGAGACATAGTCAATCAGATATTGTCTGAGGGGGAAGATTACTATGATCAAGGTACTGCATACTTATTAAGAGTATCAACAGTATATTGGAAGTCTCAACGTAAAGTTGGTAACTTAACTAAAGTAGCTGAGAATGGAGAAGTTATTAATGAAGTAATAACTGAAGATTATAAGGTTGAAGAGAAACCAATCTATGATACTAGACTTTTCAAGAATAAAACTAAAGACAATTTAGTATATGGTGAGCACGTTGATTGGATTTGGATTAATGAAGTATGGGGTGGTGTAAAAATTGGACCAAATATTCCTTCTTTTTGGGGTATGAATAATCCTGGTGGATTTTCTCCAATTTATATAGGTGTAGATAAGAATCATATTGGTTCTTTAAGGTTTCAATTTAAAGGAGATAATACTCTATATGGTTGTAAGCTTCCTGTAGAAGGAGCTGTATTCTCTGATAGAAATACAAAGTCTACTGCATTAATTGACTTAATGAAGCCATACCAGATTGGATATAACATTGTTAACAATCAAATAGCTGATATCCTGGTAGATGAACTTGGTACTATTATTATGCTTGACCAAAATACTTTACCAAAGCATTCCTTGGGTGAAGATTGGGGAAAAGGAAATTATGCTAATGCATATACAGCAATGAAGAATTTTCAAATTCTACCTCTTGATACAAGTATTACAAATACAGAGAATGCATTAAACTTTCAACATTTTCAAAAACTAGATCTATCTCAGACAGAGAGATTAATGTCAAGAATACAATTAGCTAACCACTTTAAGCAACAGGCATATGAAGTTATAGGAGTAAACCCACAGCGTATGGGTGCTCAGTTATCACAAATGACTGCAACTGGTGTAGAACAAGCTGCCGCAGCATCATATGCTCAAACAGAAATATTCTTTATTCAGCATTGTGATTATTTAATGCCTAGGGTACATCAGATGAGAACTGACCTTGCTCAATATTATCATTCTACAAAACCCTCTAGTAGATTAACATATATTACAGGTAATGATGAAAAGGTAAACTTTCAGATAAATGGCACAGACCTTCTAATGCGCGATCTTAATATATTCTGCACAACTACTGCAAACCATAGAGCTGTATTAGAACAGTTAAAGTCTATGGCAATGCAGAATAATACTACAGGAGCTTCTATCTATGACTTAGGTAAATTAGTTCAGTCAGATTCAATTTCAGAACTTAACAATGTACTTAAAGATTCTGAAGCTAAAATACAACAACAGAAACAACAAGAGCAACAAGCTGCACAACAAATGCAACAAGAACAACTTGCATCTCAAGAGAAACAGTTACAAGCTAAAATTCAAGCTGATACTGATAAACAAGAAAAAGAACTTGCAAATAATATTACTGTTGCTGAAATTAGATCAGCTGGATTTGGTGCAATGCAAGATATCAATAAGAATGAGATGTCAGATTATCAAGATGAAATGAAAAACATTAGACAAACAGAACAGTACCAAAGTCAAATGGATTTACAAAGAGAAAAGCAATCTGATGAGAATCTTAGATATTCTCAGAAGATGAGTATTGAAGAAAGAAAGATTCAAGTACAAGAAGATATAGCAAACAAACAAGTTGAAATTGCTAGAATAAACAAGAATAAGTATGACTCTAGTAAGGACAATAAAACTAAAAAATAGTCTGTAGCTATATAATGCAAAAAAATTACAAATAGTACTTTAAATTTAAAAGATTTATTTGTATATTATAGTGTATCATTAAAACCAACAGTAATGGAAAAAACCAACAACAACCCTGATGATCAGGTATTAGACTCTACAACGGTAGAGCAAAGAGAAGTAGATATTGATGCCTTATTTGGAGCACCCGGAGCAGAGAATGTGATGCTTCCAGAAGATGGCAAAGAAGAAAAACCAAAGTCACTATTCTCACAAGGAGAAGATGTTGACACCTCGTTCCTTGAAAACACACCTGCAACTTCTGCTGAAAAGAAGGAGATAGCAGATAAGAAAGCAGAAGCTGATGAAACTATTGCTGAACTTGATGGCTTAATCTTACAAGAAGAAGAAGCTGGCAACAAAGGAAGACCTAAAGTTGACAAGTCAGGTTTATTTGAATTAGCATCTAAAATGATTGAAGAAGGTGAGTTAATTCCTTTTGATGATGATAAGTCATTAGAGGATTACACCACTAAAGATTTTAGAGAATTGTTTGAAGCAAACTTTGAAGAAAGAGCTGCAAAGATTAAAGAGAATACTCCAAAAGAATTCTTTAATTCTTTACCAGAAGAACTTCAACTAGCAGCAAAGTATGTTGCTGATGGAGGTCAAGACTTAAAAGGATTGTTTAGAACACTTGCTCAAGTAGAAGAAATGCGTCAGTTAGATCCAGATGATGAATATGATCAAGCTGAAATTGCAAGACAGTATCTTTATGCAACAGGTTTTGGTACCCCAGAAGAAATTGAATCTGAGGTTGAAGACTGGAGAGATCTTAATAAGCTTGGTCAAAAAGCTAATCAGTTTAAACCAAAGTTAGATAGAATGCAAGAAGAAATTGTTGCACGTCAACTTGCAGAACAAGAAGTAAAAAAAGATCAACAGTCTAAACAAGCTAGAGCATACACTGATAGTGTATATAATACTCTACTTGAAGGAGAGATTGGAGGTATTAAACTTGATAAGAAAACACAGAGTGTGTTATATTCAGGCTTAGTTCAACCAAACTATCCATCAATTTCTGGAAAGCAAACAAACTTGCTTGGCCACTTACTTGAAAAGTATCAGTTTGTGGAACCAAATCATGGTTTGATTGCTGAAGCTCTTTGGTTACTTTCTGATCCAGAAGGATACAGAACTAAAGTAAAAGATCAAGGAGGAAGAGCTGCTACTGAGAAAGTAGTAAGACAATTAAAAACTGAGGAAGCTAGAAAACTTGGATCATCAAGTCAAACAGATGATGATGACTTCAAGACAAGACCTTCTAATAAACCTCAAAGAACAATCCCTAGACAGAATAACAATCTGTTCAAGAGATTTTAAATAGTAACAAATAAATAAATAAATACAAATGGCAACTCCAGTTTTAAACAATGGTATATTTCTACGGGATACCAACTACAATGCTAGTTCACACGTAGATTCCTACCACTTGGTTAACATGTTGAAGGATGCAGAACCAATGGATCTAGGTCCAGTGGACCTTTGGGCTATGGCTCAGAAGGTAGAAATGCCTCTTTATCAAATGTCTAGCTTTGGTGGAAAGAATGTAATAATGGTTGATAATGCTCGTGGAGAGTACAAGTGGCAAACACCTGTCTCTAATGAGCTTCCTTATGTTATTGAGGACATTGAACCAGACAATACTTTTAAAGGTGTTGATGGAACTACTTTCCGCATCAAGTTAAGCAGACGTGAATTTGGACATGGTGATATCATCACTTATGACAAATACAATGGTTGTGAGATGTACATTACAGATGAAGACATTCTACCAATTGGAGATGGATACATCTATACTGTTCAGTTAGTAAACAATGACAACTACAAATACTTAGAGAATAAGTACTTATCAAATGGTACTAAAGTTTTCCGTAAAGGTTCTGCTAGAGGTGAATATGGTGAGAGATTCTCTGACATCATCACTAAGACAGGTTTCCGTGAATTCTATAACTATGTAGGAGGAGCAGAAGCTCACGTACATTATTCTATCTCATCACGTGCTGACTTGATGATTAAAGGTGGAATGAATGCAGATGGAACAGTTCCAGTAACTGAGATCTGGAGAACATTTGACAAAAACATTGATCCATCTGTTACTTCTTTAGAAGACATGGTGAAGGTTATGGGTAAAGACAAAGTGAAGAAAGCATTTGACAACGGAGATCTTTCTAGATCATTCTTAACAAATATGGAATCTGCTCACTTATCTAAAATTGCTACAGATATTGAGACTTACCTTATGTGGGGTCATGGTGGACGTGTTAAGCAAGATGGACCAGATGATATCAGAATGTCAGTGGGTCTTTGGAAGCAGTTGGATAACTCTTTCAAAAGAGTATACAACAAAAATAACTTTACATTGGATTTGTTCCGTGGAGAAATCTACAACTTCTTCAATGGTAAAGTTGAGTTCCAAGGTCCAGATCCTAAGCGTAGCTTAGTAGTTCAAACTGGTATGGGTGGAATGCGTATGGTAAATGAAGCTATCAAAAGAGAAGCTGTGTCTTCAGGTCTTTTGATTCAAGCTGCTGACATAGGTGCAATCACTGGTAAAGGAATGGACTTGAATTTTGGATTTGCTTACACTTCTTATGTTATTCCATTCTTGGCTAACGTGAAGTTTGTATTAAATCCTGCATTTGATAACATTCATACAAATGATATTGAGAACCCAATCATTGATGGTTTCCCATTATCTTCTTACTCATTCATTATCTTTGATATTACAGACAACACTAATGACAACATTTACTTGTTGAAATTGTCTTGGGATAATCAATTGAAGTGGTGGTATCAGAATGGTACTATGGATTACATGGGACGTTCTCAAGGATTCCAGTCTTCTGGACAATTCAATGGATACCGTGTAATGATGTCTCAAACAATGCCAGCTATTTGGGTTAAAGATCCAACTAAAGTCTTGAAAATTGTTATGAGAAATCCAATCACTGGTGGATCATTCTAATTAAACTCTATAAAAAACGGGGGTGGTTGCACTGCATCTACCCCTTTTTTTACTAATTTTAAAAATCAACAAAAAAACCAACAACAATGGAAGCACAATTCACAATGGTAGAAACAGGCAAAGGAACAGTTAAGAAAACTGCAATTGCCATTAGACCTTACTTTGATGCTAATGCATCAAACATGGGTCTTGAAACTTATGGTTTATCTCTGTTTGACGGAGTAACACATAATGAACAACTAGCTTGTCTAGAAAATAATGGAGTAGTAAGATACGTAACAGGTCTTAATGAATTTGCTCCAGAAATTAGACTTTTAAATTCAGAAGATAAAGAAGCTAAAGTAAGACAAGTAAGAGAAGCAATAATTGAGCTAGAGAAAGAGTTAGCTGCAAATGTTATTGAAATTGATGATCCCCACTTTTGGAATAAAGTAAAGTTATTAAAACCTGATAATGCTGACTTCTGGAATAAAATAAGTGTATCATGTGGTAATGCGCCTAGTTATTTAGACCCAACTGATCCATATGATAGAATCAAACTATTTGCAATTGAGGCCGGAGGGTTTTCAATAGTTTCAA